TACATCTTCTATGCAATAGCATAGAGTGATCAAGATAACAAATCAACTGACGAAAGGAGTATCAACTGATGTCAGAATACAGAGAAAGAAAAACAGGTGAAGTTAAAAGCCAAGGTCAATGGAGGGCAGACTTTGCTCATATGTCTCTACCTCGTGTCTGGAAAGCAGCAACGCTAGACTCACTTAACCTAGACGCTGTACTAGCAAGTCCTGCAGCTACAACCAGTTCATATCAAATAAGTGTGCGTGATGGTGTTGAGCAAGACAGCAAAGGAAACTGGGTTGAGAAGTATGTCGCAAAGGATATGTTTGCTGACACAACAGATGAAGATGGCAAGAAGACCACCAAAGCTCAACACGAAGCTGCTTATCAAGCAAGTCTAGACTCTAATACTGCAGAAGTTCACAGAGTTAAACGTAACAAACTTCTAGCTGATACTGATTGGACACAGATAAATGATAGTCCTTTAAGTAACGAGAAAAAGACCTCATGGGCTACTTACAGACAAGAACTACGTGGTATTACTGACTTAGATGAATGGCCTAACCTAGCAGATGATGATTGGCCTGTAGCGCCTTAAAGGAACTAACATGGCTAAACAAGCACTAGACCAGATCAGACAAGCCGCTGAGAATGATCTAGAGTTCTTCATACAGCTAGTAGCTCCTTTACAATTACTAGGTGACTGTCACAAAGAAGTCATAGAGTGGTGGACAAGAGAAGACGCTAGAAACTATCAGTTACTTTTGTTTCCACGAGATCACGGTAAGTCAAGACTCATAGCTTACAGGGTAGCGTGGGAGCTAACCAAAGACCCAACTCTACGTGTGTTGTATATATCAGCTACAGCTAACCTCGCAGAGAAACAACTTAGTTTTATAAAAGGTATCCTTACATCTGAGATATACAGACGGTACTGGCCTCAACACGTAAATCTAGAAGAAGGTAAACGAGCAAGGTGGACTAATTCAGAGATTAGTTTAGATCATCCACTACGTAAGAAAGAAAATGTCCGTGACCCAAGTATATTCACAGGTGGGCTTACTACATCACTGACAGGTTTACATTGTGACATAGCTGTACTAGATGATGTCGTAGTTGCTGAGAATGCTTTGACATCTGAGGGTAGAACAAAGGTAGCAAGTCAGTACTCACTGCTATCATCTATCGAAGGTGCTGACGCTAGAGAGTGGGTTGTAGGCACAAGGTATCACAGTAAAGATTTATATAACGACTTGATGGAAATGAAAGAAGTTCTCTACGATGATAAAGGAGAACAAACAGGTGAAGATAACATATACGAAATCTTAGAGAAACCTGTAGAAGATCAAGGTGACGGTACTGGACAGTTTTTGTGGCCTAAACAACAACGTAAAGACGGTAAGTGGTTTGGGTTCGACATTGCTACGTTAGCTAAAAAACGTGGTAAGTACTTAGACAAAGGGCAGTTTAAAGCACAATACTACAATGATCCAAGTGATCCTGACAATGTACCAGTATCAAGAGACAAGATACAATACTTCGACAGGAAACATCTACACTTAGATAATGGTCACTGGCACTACAAGGATAGTAAACTAAACCTCTTCGGAGCTATCGACTTCGCATTTAGTTTAAGATCAAAGGCTGACTATACTGCACTTGTTCTTATAGGTGTTGACTCAGAAAACAACGTATACGTCTTAGATATTGATAGGTTCAGAACTGATCGTATATCTGAATACTTTGATCACATCTTTGAGTTACATAACAAGTGGTCTTTCAGAAAGCTAAGAGCAGAAGTTACTGTAGCTCAGATGGCAATCGTTAAACAACTAAAAGAATTAATTAAACAACACGGTCTAGCTTTAAGTATTGATGAGTTTAGACCTAACAAACAACAAGGTAATAAACAAGAGCGTATCGCTTCGGTTCTAGAACCTAGATACGATAATCTTCAAATGTGGCATTATCGTGGTGGTAACACTCAGTACTTGGAAGACGAACTGTCTACACGTAACCCCCCACATGATGACGTAATTGACGCTCTAGCATCTGCAGTTGATATGGCTGTACGTCCAACACGTAACCTTAACAGGAAACGAGATAGTAATATAGTCTGGGCGAATAGCCGTTTCAGAGCAGGGAGTAGGTAATGAAAACTATTGATATTGAAAATCTTATCGATCCAGATAACCTTGCCGTAGAGATCGCAGATAAGTGGAGACTATGGCATCAGTTACGTCACCATTGGGTTGAAGGTACTAAAGAGTTACGTAACTACCTTTACGCTACTGATACAACCACAACAGCTAATGCAATCCTTCCTTGGTCAAATACAACAACTACACCAAAGATAACACAGATTGCAGACAACCTTCACGCTAACTACTTTGCTACTATGTTTCCACAACAGAAGTGGATGAAATGGGAAGCTGATACTCGTGATTCAGCACGTAAAGAAAAACGTGAGGTTATACAAGCCTACATGGATAACAAAGTAAATCAATCTAACTTTGTTACAACAGTTTCTGATATTATACAGGACTGGATTCTGTATGGTAATTGTTTTGGAATGGTAGACTGGCAAGAAGGTTTTACAACTAAAGAGTCTGGAGAGTTTATACCTTCTTATGTAGGACCAAAGTTAAAAAGAATATCTCCTTACGATATTTGTTTTAACCCTACAGCTGCGTCTTTTGAAGATTCACCAAAGATAATAAAAAGCATTAAGTCTTTAGGTGAAATCAAACGTATGATAGACTCAGACCCAAACAATGAGTACCTTAACGGTATATTCGAAAAGATGATGTCTGCTCGTAAGAATGTACGAGGAACAGATGGTCACTTCGAGAAAGCTGAAGGTTTTATTGCTGATGGTTTTACAAGTATAGAACAATATTACGAATCAGACTACGTAGAGATTATGACATTCTACGGTGACATCTACGATCAAGAGTCTGGCGAGTTAATGTCAGACCGTGTGATTACTATTGTAGATCGTGCTCACGTACTAGACAATCAAGAGAATCCATCATGGATGGGTAAAGCTCCTATCTTTCACAGTGGGTGGCGTAACCGTCCAGATAACTTATACGCAATGGGTCCACTAGATAATCTTGTAGGAATGCAGTACAGGATTGATCACCTAGAGAACCTCAAGGCAGATGTCTTTGATCAGATTGCATACCCAATACTAAAAGTAAAAGGTGATGTAGAGGACTTCGACTTCGAACCTGGAGCTAGAATCTATATGGGTGAAGAGGGTGATGTAGGATATATGGCTCCTGATGCTACTGCACTAAACGCTGACTTACAAATTCAAACCTTAGAGAATAAAATGGAAGAAATGGCAGGTGCTCCTAGACAAGCTATGGGTATCCGTACTCCAGGAGAAAAGACTGCTTTTGAAGTACAGACCTTACAGAACTCAGCGTCACGAATCTTTGAACACAAAGCTGCACATTTTGAACGTACATTCATAGAACCTATACTGAATACTATGCTTGAGATGGCTAGACGTTATATGAATAGGTCTGACACTATTCGTATACTAGATGAGGAACAAGGTTTTACGAAATTTATGGATATAAGCCGTGAAGACATTACGTCTAGCGGAAAGATTGTACCAGTAGGGGCAAGGCATTTTGCTGAACGTGCTCGAAGATTGCAGAACTTAATTCAAATGGCTGCAGTAAAAGCACAAGACCCAACTGTTGCACCGCACTTGTCAGGTAAAGAACTTGCTCGTATTATTGCCTATGAACTTGGCGAACCTACCTTGTTTGCAGATAATGTTTCAGTAAATGAGCAAATGGAAACACAATCTAAAGTTCAAGACCTACAAGCTGCAAACGAAGAAAGACTAATGGAAGCACAAGAAATGGGGATTTAATATGCCAAAAAAAGGTCAACCGTATAAAAAACCAATGGGTAAAAAGAAACCAAAAGGAAAATAAAATGCACTCAGCTTGGACCAAAGGTCTAAAGGGTGAGGATAAGAATCAACGCATCGAAGAAGTAATGTATTATAAAAATGCTTTCGATGAGTTACAGGAAGTTATCGAACAGACTCTGTATAAAAAAGATTCTGTACGTGACTACAGTCCAGGATGGGCTGAAAAACAGATTGCCGTAAACGAGTACAACGCTGCTCTATACGACATTCTAAAACTAATAGACCTCAACCGTAAGGATCAATTACAATAATGTCAATATTTGATGAAGCAAAGTCTGAAGAAACCCAACCACAGGAAGCTCAGACTACACCAGAGCAGACACAACAAGAAGAACAACCTAGTGATTCTTACTTGCAGAAGCTTGTAGAGACAAGGGGTGATAACTGGAAAGACCCTGAAGTTCTTGCTAAAGGTAAACTTGAAGCTGATGAGCATATCAAGAACCTTGAGACTCAACTCACACAAATGCGAGAAGACCTCAGTAAGCAAGACTACGCAGCCCAGTTGTTGCAACAACTAGAGGGAAAGAAGGCTTCGGCTCCCACCAACGAAAAACCTCTAGAGTCCAATAATAATAATAATAATGGTGGCACTAATACTGAAGGTAACACCAACCTTGCAGTGAGTGAGGATGATCTAAAAAGCCTTGTTGAAAAAACTCTAACAGAACGTGAAACGCAAGCTACTGTCCAACAGAATATTGCGAATGTTGATGCAAAGCTGCAGGAAACATACGGTACGGAAGCCCGTACTATTCTGGTTAACAAGTCACAAGAACTTGGTATCAGTGTAGAACGTATGCAAGAACTAGCAGCCGAATCACCTTCAGCGTTCTTTGCTTTGATTGGCGAAAAACAACAGACATTTAAACCCATTACTCAGGGGTCTGTTCGCACAGAAGCTGTTGGAGTTAAATCTGGAGGAGAGCGTGATTTTAATTATTATCAAACTCTTCGCCGTGAGAACCGTAGCCTATACTACACACCAAAGATGCAACAACAGATGATGGAAGATCGTCAACGTCTAGGTGATAGGTTCGGTGTATAATCAACATAACTTTAATAAAGGAGATTCAGTATGTCTATGACAACTGGTAACGTGTCTCTCTTAACTCGCTCAGAGGTATGGTCTGGTGAGCTAAAAGAGATTCTGCGTGACGAGATGATGGCACAGAAGTATGTCCGTATGCTAGAAGGTTTTCCTGATGGCGATACGTTCAAGATACCATCAATCGGTCAAGCGCAAGTGGACAACTACGCTGAAGATACAGCGGTTCAGTATCGTCCAATGGATACAGGTCAATTCACATTCAGTGTTGACAAGTATCTATCATCAGCTACTTATATCACTAAGAAAGCTAAACAAGACATGTTCTATATGAACGAAATGGTTTCTCGTTTTGTTCCAGAACAAGAACGTGCTGTAATGGCACACTTCGAAACAACGACTATGGCTGCTCCCGAAGCAGGTGTATCAGCAAACTCCAACGAGACAATCGATGGTGTAGAGCACAGATACGCTGCAGGAGGAACTGGTGCGGTTATTACACTTGAGGACTTCGCTCGTGCTCGACACGCTCTGAAGAAAGCAAATGTACCTGATCGTAACCTAGTTGCTATCGTTGATCCATCAGTAGAGTACACATTGAATACTCTAACAAACCTAACAAACGTGTCAAACAACCCACGTTTCGAAGGTATTGTACGTGATGGTATTGCAACAGGTATGCAATTTGTTGCAAACGTGTACGGTTTTGACGTGTACTGCTCGAACTATCTAGCTGACGTTACTGACAGTGCGTTGCCTACATCTGCAGATGCTAATGTGGACTTCTCATCTGTTAATGGTAAAGCTAACTTGTTCTTCTCTGCAGACCCAAGTGCTTCCCCACTCGTGGGTGCATGGCGGCAAATGCCAGAGGTGGATTACGACTACAACAAAGACTTCCAACGTGATGAGTTTGTAACTACTGCTCGTTACGGTGTCAAGTTGTACCGTCCAGAGAACATGGTTCGCGTTGTATCTAAAACTAACGTCTAATTAAGATAAGGAGAAAGATACATGTCTTACAATAACACAGATGGCCTACGTGTCATTACAGGTCTTGACCAAGGCGCTGCAGTTGATGCAGGTAATACCGCCAGTTCAGAAGTAAAAACAATTGTAATTGATATTGCAGATGCTACGGCTCTAGGGTCTTCAGCTGCAACACCAGTAGCGAATGATCCATTCATTCCTGCTAACTCTTACATCACAGGTGCTCACTTAATGGTGACTACTGCGTTTACTTCAGGTGGTTCAGCAACCTTGGGAATCGGTGCGTATAACTCTGCAGGTTCTGCTATTGATGCTGATGGTATCGATGCAACCATTGCACTTTCAGCCATTAACGCTACAACTAAGGCAGTCGCATGTGACGGTGCTTTAGTAGGTGGTGCAGTAATGACTGGTGCTGCAGATGCATACATTAAACCAAACTACGGAACCGCTGCATTTACTGCAGGTGCTGCTAAGTTGGTTATTACTTACATCGAAACTTAATACTAATAGGTAGCTCCTTCGGGGGCTACCTTCTTTTATGCTCTTGAGGAATTTATAATATGGCAAACGTAAACCATTCAGCACTCTCTGACCCCTATCTTCACGAGCCAAAGGGTGTAGCTACTGCTAGTTCAGGGGATGTTTATTTAGCAAACGGATCAGGATCAGGAACATGGACTTCAAGACAGTCGATGCTCACTGTTCACTTTGCTGATATATCTGGTGCAAGTAATATATATGTACCTATGCCGTATGCAGGTACTGTAACAAAGATACAAAGTGTTTTAAGTGGAGCAATAGCAGGTTCAGATACAACATTTACAGTAACCAATTCTGCAGGTGCTTCGATGGGTGTGTTAACTGTAACCCAATCAGGTTCGGCTGCAGGAGACGTAGACACATTAGCTCCATCATCTAACAATACAGTAACTGCAGGTAGTTTTATAAAGATAGCCTGTAACGGTGGCGCAACTTCACACAAAGATTGTGTAATAGTTGTTTGTGTGGATGGATCATAATGAAAAGAACACTCCTACAAATAGTACAGAACATCTTATCGGATATGGATTCCGAAGATGTAAACAGCATCAGTGATTCTATAGAAGCAGAACAAATAGCTTCTGTAGTACGTGATGTTTATCTTAATATGGTATCTACAAGGATGATACCAGAACACCAAGAATTAATGAAGCTTGTAAGTCTATCGGACTCTGCAAAGCCAACACATTTTCAAGTACCTGATAGTGCAAAAAGACTTGACGTAATTAGGTACAATGTAAAAGCAACTTCAGGTAATGAGTTTAGAGAAATAGAATACATTGAACCTCTAACATTCCTAACATTAAACAATGAAGGTGATGATGTAATAGTTGTTAATGACGTAAACGGAAGTACACCTATACTAATCCGTAACGATAAGATGCCAAACTTCTACACATCCTTTGATGATCTACATATTATAATGGATTCTTACGATAGCTCAGTGGATAACATATTAGCAGAATCTAAGACACAAGCACTAGGTCACAAGATTCCTACATTTACAATAAGTGATAACTTTACACCTGACATAGACGCAGTACTATTTCCGTACTTAATAGCTGAAGCTAAGTCTACATGCTTCTCATTGTTTAAGAGTGGTGTAGATCAGAAGATAGAACAAGCTGCACGTAGACAAAAGTCTTACATGCAAAGTGATATGTACAGAGTAAAGAAAGAAAACAAAAGGCCGTACTATGGTAGACGTTAACTTCGATATTGATTACGACAGTAAAACACTGAAGGCCACATGTCCAGAAAAACTAGTTACTCCTATCCATGTAAGAAAATCACCAGATGGCTTTATATTCTTCGAGGTCCATGTAGAAAAAGGCAAGGTTCCAGGAGATTTAAGTGGAAAGTATACATCACTAGATAACGCAAAGAAAGCAATACAAGTTTATCTAAACGGAATTACTCCTTCTAAAACAGTTCGAAGAGAAGCGTTTGGTAAGGACTACGAGGAGCGTAAGAAACGAAATGCCACAGAGTCTAACACAAAGGGTAGTTAATACATTTGTAAAAGGTTTGATTACTGAGGCAGGTGAGTTAACGTTTCCACCAGATGCTTCAGTAGACGAACTTAACTGTGACCTTAGACGTGACGGTTCAAGACGTAGACGTAAAGGTGCAGCTAAAGAAACTAACAACGTACTATCTAGCTTTACAATATCTGATTCAGAAGTTACTACAACAGGAACGTGGTTCAATGTTGGTGGTGAATCAGGTCAAGAGTTTCTAGTATTCCAGAAAGGTGCTACACTTTACTTCTTCAATAAGTCTGATGTACCTTTTTCAGCTAACATAGAAACTGGAACGGTCAACTTAGCTACATACGAAGTAGCAGGAAGCGTAGGTGCAGAGAATGCTAAGTGTAGTTTTACTTCACTAAAAGGTGCTTTGGTTGTAGTATCTGAAGCTATCAACCCTATCTATGTAGAATACAATAATGTAACAGAAGCTGTCACAGTAGGTCAGATAAGTTTTCGTACTCGTGACTTTGATTGGCAAGGTGACACTACAACATACGATGAATCTAAAACAAGTCCATCTGACGCTCGTAAATATGATACAGAGAATGCAGGATGGGTTGCGCCTAATGGTGATACTGCTTTAAGTGCGTATCAATCAGCTAACTCTAGTAAACACCCACCTCTCACACATGCTTGGTATGCAGGTAAGAATGCGAGTGGTACATTTGATGCGGCTGAATGGGCAAAGGTCTACACAGGTAACAGCCTTACAGGTAACGGTCACTATATACTAGACTTCTTCAGTAAAGATCGTTCTACTGCTTCAGGTATATCTGGTCTTACAACAGAAGTAGAGTCAAGTAGATTTAAAACTGTAGCTAACTTCGCAGGACGTGCTTTCTATGCAGGTCTTAACAGTAGTAAGAACTCTGATGTAATATTGTTTAGTCAACTAATAGATGACTTCTATCAACTAGGTGAGTGCTTACAACAGAACGATCCTACGTCAGAACAGATAAGTGATCTTCTAGCTACAGACGGTGGAACTATAAGAATATCAGGTGCTGTTGGTATCAAAGTACTTTACGTTATCGATGCTAGTCTGTATATCTTTGCTGAGAATGGTGTGTGGCGTATTGAAGGTGTTGATGGTGTCTTTAGCCCTACAGCATTTGCAGTTAAAAAGATTACTGATGTCGGTATAGTAGACGCAGGTAGTTTTGTTATAGCTGATGGTTCTCCTATATGGTGGAGTAAAAACGGCATACACACCTTACAGTTTGATCCTTCAAGTGGTAGACCAGTAGAGACAAATCTTACTATTGCTACAATACAGAAGTACTGGGATGAAGTTCCTACTGCATCTAAGACTAAACTAATATCTACCTTTGATCCTATAAACAAACGTGCTTACTGGGCATGGCCTAAACAGGGTGAGACTGTAGAATCTAAAGTAAATAACATTCTTGTTTTAGATGTACCTTTAAAAGCTTTTTACCCTTGGTACGTAGAAGACGAAGGAACAACTACAGATTCAATAATAGGCATTGAGTTCTTTACAGGATTTGGTGCGGCTGCTTCTACGTTTGATGTTACTACAACAAATGGTAACGATGTTGTAACTTCTGCAGGAGATGATGTAGTATCTATTCAGACAGCTGCAGTAGCTACAGGATCACCTGCAATCATCTTAATTATAAGAGATGGTGATACAAACAAGATGACTATGGGTTCCTTCACTGAAGATAACTTCTTAGATTGGGGAACTACAAACTACAGTTCTTTTGCTGAAGCAGGTTACGATTTTATGGGTGACTTACTTCTAAGAAAGAATGCACCTTACATTACAACATACATGAGACTAACAGAGTCAGCATGGGAAGGTAATGAAACAAATGGATACGCTCCAAACAATCCTTCTTCAATGTTAGTATCTGCTTTCTGGGATTTCAAGACTAGTTCATCTAGTACTGCACAACAAGCATACAGATTGAAGTCAATGCCAGTAGTTGATTCTACTAACTTATTAAACTTCGACTACCCTGAGTCTGTCATTACAACAAGAATGAAGTTAAGAGGTAGAGGAAGATCAATGCGTATAAAGTTCGAAAGCGAACAAGGCAAAGACTTTATACTTTTAGGTTACTCCGTCTTAGGTGGACGTAACAATACACATTAACCGCGAAAGCGAACAGGAGACTGAATGTCTTATACAATACGTGACGCTAACCATAGCGACATCTTAGATATTACGATTGCAGCCAAACTATTCTCTAAGGAAACTAACCATCCTGCTCTGAATACAATAAACCCAAACAAAGTAGCTGCGACATTACAACAATTAATAGATAACGAAGCAGGTATAGTTAAAGTTGTTTGCTTCAATAACGAGATAGTAGGAACCATAGCAGGTGTTATCACTGAACTACCTATCAATGATCTTGTAGTTTCTCAAGAACTAATGCTATGGTTAGAACCATCACACAGAAATGGTAAGACTGCTCCTAAACTCATTGATGAATACGTTGAGTGGTCTAAAACAAAAGGATGTAACTACGCAAGACTTTCTGCTCTTGATGTGGTATTAGACGGTAAAGCAGGTATTCTATTTAAACGTAAAGGTTTTAAGCCAATAGAAACTGCATATATAAAGGAATTATAATATGGCTGTATTTACTGCAATTGGTGCTATAGCAGGTGCTGTTGGTGGTGCTGCTCTTGGAACAGCTGTAGCAGGTGCAGGAATAGGTGCTGCAGGTTTTTTAGGAACATCTATTGCTACAGCTACTGTAGTAGGTGGTGCTGTAGGTGCTATAGTAGGTGGTGTAATTGGAAGTAAGGTAGATAAGAAGTTTGAACAAGCTCAAGCTGCAGTTACCGAAGCCACAGCAACAGGTGAGCAAATAGCAGGTATAACAGAAGAGGTAACTACCCTTGGAGGTACTCAAGTAGGTATACAAAAAGATATAATTCAAACAAAGTCTGAACAAGATAAACTTGCTGTACGAAGACAACGAAGATCAGCCATAAGAGAGGCTCAGATAGTAAGGGCGAGACAAAGAAATATAGCACAAGCTATGGGTGCTCAAGGTTCGGCTGTGTCTGGTGGTGCTGCATCTATTGGTTCAGAACTATCAGCTGCACTAGGATACTCAACACAACAGTCTGGTTTGTCTCAAATAATTACACAGAAGAGTCAGGAGTCGGCTGATATTCAAGGGCAGATTAACGCTCTATATGGAAAAGCTAATGTTCTTCAAGGTCAACAATCTCTCGCTTTATCTCAAGCTTCTTTATACTCTAGTCAAGCTCAAAACATATTAGGAATAGCAGGAACTGCATTTCAAGTAGGCTATGGTATAGCAGGAGTTTAATACATGGAAAATAATATTCTTATAGAATATGACAATCATAAATTTACTGATGAAGTTAGTACTGTAGAAGAAAAAGACTTCTCTGTAAAAACGGATGCTGAGCTTGATGAGATAGAGTTAACTACAGGCAATCCTCATACTAATGTCAAAGTTGCAAAGCAGGACTTCTTGAAGCAGAACGGTCCTCTTCAAGACTATGCTTTAAAGAGTCTTCAGTATCTTGACGTAGAACCACAGAAGTTCCAAGAAAATGTAGAGAACTATTATGAGAAAGAACGAACATTTGTAGAGTCTGAGCAGTATTTTTATGAACAGGCTATTGCATTAAAAGACCCTGAAATTGTACCTACTGATTTACGAATTGCTTCTAACAATCGTATAGCACAGAGTATAATTGACAGGTATATGGATCAGCAAGAAACAGGATGGGTAGACGCTATCTTTGACACTGGAGCTATGATAGGTTATGAGATATATCGATCACCTAAAGTTCTTGTTTCTGAAGATGAATTTAAAGAACTAGGTAATCAGTTTATTGATAACCTAATTAAAATGGAACCTAAAGAATTTAATGAGTACTTTGAAGAATTGTCCTCAGACATTATGAGTAGAGGTCTTCGGGAAGATAGCATTTACAATCTTCTTACTTTAAAAGATATTGTACACGACAAAGGTTTTACAACTTGGTCTGATAGACTTGGAAGAAAAACATTCGCTGCTTTGGATGTACTAGGTATTTCACAATTAACTGCAGGTGGTTTAAAACTAGCATTAAAAACAGCTAGGAAGCAAACTCTTATATCTAGAGTAGCTAACAATGAAGGACCTGAAGCTGCAAGATTAGCTGCAGAAAAGAAACTAGCTCGTAGTTTAGACGAAGAAGTTAAGGCTGATGTAGGACCTGCTTCTTTAAATCCACATTTAAATGACAAAGCTCCTTTACCTTCAGAAAGTTCTATCTCTAGGCTCAGAGAAGAAAATAGAATAATTGAAGCTGTTAAAGAGATGAACTCTGCAAACGCTATAGGACGTATTCTTCCTGAAGCTGAAGTCGCTACTCTTGCAGGAAGAATAGGTAAACAACTACAAGATTCTTTTAACAATCCTGTTTATAAAGCAAAACATGCTAATGAAGAAGGTGTGTTTTTAAACTCAAATAGTTTAGGTGACTACACAGTTACTGTTCAATTCGGACGTGCTACGGATGGTCAGCCATATAAGCCAACAAAAACAGGTAAGCCCTCTCAAGGTGTGAAAGATGCAGCATTACGTGCTCAAGGAGAAGTTGTAGAAGTAACTGACGAGCTAGGTAAGATAGAAGGGTATGTAATACAAAAGCGTGTTAATCTAAACCTAGCTAAAGAAGTTCCTGAGATTACAGATATGTGGGAAGGGGTGATGAATTTAGAACGCAGTGGCGTTAGGGTTGCTGCTAATAAATTAATCTATGGAGGTACTAGAGGTTTTCAATCTGCGGCTGCTAGAGACTTATCGAATTTACACGAGCTTGGTATTATAAGTGAGGGTTCTGCAGCTAGACTTGGAGAAGTAATTCAAGAAATAGCTAGACCTATTGAAAAGCTAGGCCCTACAGATAACGCAGCATTAAACAGTATCATAAAAAAACTACGTGATAATCCTATTGAATCTTCTAAACGTGTATATTATTCAGAAGAGGCTTTTGCTGCAGAGTATTATTCTCTTATGACTCGTGAACCATCTGAAAACGTGATGGCTGCTTATCGTGCTGCAGTTGAAATAAGTGAAGCTGATCATATACTAAGATCAAGTAACGTAATGCAACAGTACGTTCGATCAGGTTATCAAGCCCTTAAATTACCTAATGGTTTTAGAGTACCTGCACTTAGAGTTTCTAAAACATCTGTTCCAGAGCAAAGTCCTATATTAGACATTGTAGATAATCAGATTACATACAAAGAGTTTGTAGAACCTAAAGCAGATATTTGGCGTTTAGATAAAGAGTACGAAGGTAGTTATTTCGTAACACGTCCTAAGTCTGTAGATGCTCTTGATCCTGAAGATGTACTAGGATACAACGCAGGTGGTCCTAGAACTAACCCAACTGCTCAGTGGTTTGTTGTAGGCGGTGATTATTCAAGAGGACGTATGAAAACATTCTTGTCAGCAACTGTTAAATCAGATGCAGATAAAGCTATTCAAGAAATAAATAATATTCTTAAAGCTCAAGGTTCCGATAATATAGATGATATTGTACAGCAAAACCATAGTTGGAATCCTGCAATAGACACATTTGATGAGTTTAAAGCTTTCGCTGAAAAGAATGGTTGGAACTTAGAGTCTACTCCTCAATTAGCAGTAAAAGAACGTAATGTGCCTATCAAGTCTCCTGAAGGTGACGGTGACGTATTCAACGGTATGGCTATGTCAGAGTTTATAGACAACGATATGAGGCGTAATGATAAAGTTCTTCCTCATTATGGTGGCTTTAAAACTGCAAATTATGATCCTATAACAAATATCTTTTCTGCAGCTATTAACTCTGTACAAGAATTTAGTTCTCGCGCTCATACTGTAAACACTATGGTAAGTTGGGTAAAAATGGCGAAGAGACTAGATGGTGTAGAATTACCAAAAGGTGTTCCAGAGAGCGATTACTACAGCCTATTTATGGGTGCTTCTTTTAAAGGAAGAGATCCCAATACGATAAGAGCTAAAGAATTATGGAATGTAGGACGTAGGCGTTTAAATGTAAAAAGACAAGATGAAGTGCTTATGCAGCGTCTAGGTCAGGCTATGGGTGACTTTGTTTTCGAGACTACTAGAAGGGGTTCTAGTATTAAGTGGGGTGATCCTACTAATATAGGTCTGAAGATAGGTTTCATGTCTAAGTTTGGGTTCTTTAATCCTAAACAGCTTATCGTGCAGATGCAACACGTTCAACAAATTATGTTTATTTCTCCTACACAGGGTTCTCGTGGTACGTCTATGGCTCTTCTTATGCGTGGGATATTTGCATTTCCTTCTTTTAAGCAAGAAGGTCTGCGAAGAATGGCTAAAGTATACAATCTTCCAGAAAAAACAATGGAAGAGATATACGAATTTGTTGTTACTTCAGGAAGAGCTAACCTTGAAACAGAAATTGCTGAACTTAATACTGGTTTCGGAAGAGGTCTGTCAAGCTATAAAGGTGAAAACTATAATCAGAAACTTCTATATAAAAGTTGGGAAGGTTTAAAAAAGTATTCAAAGCAAGGAGCACAGCTTAGTTTAATTCCTTTTCGTGAAGGAGACAGATTGGCACGTATGTCAGGTGACTACACAGCTTTATTAGAATATATTGCTAAGAATCCTGGAGAGTCTATCTTAACAGAAAGTGCTCGAAGACAAATAATGAGACGTGCTGATGTTTTAAATTTTCATATGACATCTACATCAAATGCAGCTTGGCAAAAAGGTCCTTTAAGACTACCTACACAATGGCTGTCGTACACCTTTAGGTCTATGGAAGCAGTGTTTGTAGGACGTGATCTTACTCCTCTTGAGAGAGTTAGACTTGGATTTGCTTTAACTGCTTTTTATGGTTTTGCAGGATTTGGTTTCACACAAGGTGCAGAGTATTTAGCAGATAAACTAGGTTTAAAAACTGACGATGAGTTCTTTACTTTCTTGAAGTGGGGTTTTCAAGAAGCTGTGATTGATCTTATGCTAGAAGATGAAAAAGGAAGAGTAGGTGTAGGTCTTACTACAAGTTTTGCACCTGCAGGTCAGCTTATTGATTTAGCTAAAAAGATAGACGAAGGAAGATTTTTAGAGGTATCTACTGGACCTGCAGGACAGATCAGTAAAGATATTACTGTAGGTTTGTTTTCATTAATTGATAGTATTGTAAACTCTAACGAAGTCCTTATAAAAGAAAATGCTATAAATGTATTACGAAACATTACTACACTAGATAGTTTAGCTAAAGCAAATGGTATTAGAAATCTAAAAAGATACAGAGGTAAGAGTGGAGCAAAGGTTCCAGGAGAGTTTACAGAAACAGAAGCTTATATAACTGCTCTTGGTTTTTCTCCTCTTAAAGTTCAAGAGTACTATGCTGCTAAACCTATTCTTTTCAATGTAGAAAGAAAAATAAGAAAAGAACGTAAAATCATTAATAGGTTAGCTGATAAAGCACACGATTTAATAAGAACTGGTGATTTAAGTAAAGTTGAGGAAGGTACAGATATTCTTAAAGGTTTAGCTTTGCGTATCGAATTACTAGGTATTAGTGAAAAAGATAAAATGAGTTTACGTAAGGCTGTCATTACACCTATGAAAGATGAACTACCTCAGTTACTTCTTAAACTACACGACAAAGTAAGCCCTGCTATGGCTGACCGTCTAAAATCTACTTTAACAGGAAACTAATATGGCTCAAGATATATTCGCACCTAAAACATCCTTTGATATAGGTTACGAAAAACCACAACAAGGTGTTACAGACAATACCGCCAAGATTGCAGCTGACTTTGAGGCTATGGCTTTAGGCGCACAAGCTCGTGCAGTACAAGGTCAAGCTCAACTTGAGTCTAATCAGTTTAGAGCGTTAGATATGGGTCTAAAAATAGGAGCACAGTCCTATGATGCTTATGTTGACTCTCAAGAAAAACTTGCTGTAAGTACATTAATTAAAGAGTTTGAAAATATAGACGCTCAAGATGGTGAAAAGGGTTTACCTTACGAAACTAAAAGAGCAAGATACGCTAATGCTATTGGAAAAGCAGGGCAAAGTATACCAGGTGGTATGGCTAAACTTGGCAAGTATGGTGCAATAATTAAGAACGCTACAGGCATAGATATGGGAGAGGTACAGAAAGACCCCTCACAAGCTATGTACGAGACTATGTTAAAAGACCCAATGTTTTATTCTGCTTTTCAGGCATCAAAGTTAGAGCAACCTAACCTAACTCAAGAAGAAAGATTCCTTAAAGCTCAACAGTTTGCAATAGCTAACGCTGCTGTTCAATTAGAATCGACAACATTAGACTTAAAAAGCTTAGACTCTTACCATAAAAAAGGTAAAAGATTTGTAGACAACGTTATACTAAATACTGAAAAATACATCAAAGGGTCTATGCAAACAAAGATAGAGCAAGGGATTCCTGTAACTACAGAGGATATTGAGATTTTAGAGCAAATTGTTCAGAATACTCAATTACAAGTTGCAAAGGTGATACCCCCTTCTGCTCCTGAAAGTGAAAGAAACTACTACGATAATATATTTACTCAGATAGATGGTCTTTTAAAAGAAATAAAAGACACAAAAGACCCTGATTTAATATTACGAGGACTTGCTTCTGGTTTAACTCAACTGGCACAAGACGAAGGTGATGTTATGGGGATGGCTGCAGGTGCAACATATGCAGATTTAAATCTTCTTACAACTTTGGATGGTGTAGATACTATTATTGAAAGTATAAAAAAACAATCAGACGGTACTTACAAACCTTCAAGAATAAGTGGTGGCAATGCTGATCAAATTATGGATATGATTACGAAGGACTACGAAGGTACTGTAGGACCTAACACTGCTTTAAGTTCTGAAGAATTAGGACCTCTGTTTGATGCTACAGGTTTAGGTATAGATGATTTAGATTCATTACGTAAATCTGGATTAGGTCTTATTAAAGATTTAAATATAGGAAAAGTATCTACTGAAAAAGGAAAAAAACAACTAACTGCAGGTGTTGCAGACATCACTAAAAGTTTAAATTTCCTAGATTTACAACAAACAGGTCTTCAGCTTAAAGTTTTACTAGAAGATTCTGGTATGCTAGACTTGATAGATGCTCTTGATAGTCAAGATCGTGCATTGGCTAACAATCTTAGAACTCTTATGACAAGTGCTGTAACTAATAATCTAAGATTCTCTGAACAAAAGGTTGCGGTTATAGAAAGGGAAGGTGTAGGAGCCTCTAATAGAAAACCTGGATTAGTTTGGGATGAAAATACAAAAACATACTACGCTACAGATGAGTCCTATATAGACTTTCTAAAAGGTAAAACAGTTAGAAGAGGCTATCTGGTAGGTACTGATGCAGAAGCAGAAAGAAGAATAGAAAGTTTACTAAATGAGAAAGGACTGCCTCTTGCAAGGTCAAGTGATTTAGTTACTGAAGATATTAGTAAAGCCTATAAACACAGAGAAGTTATTGAGGTTGCAAATAGAGTACTAGACAGAATTAGAGTAGAGGAAGCTAATGAACCTGAACCAGTACAACCAAGTGTAGAAGAAATAGCTACTACTGCTCTTGATCAAGTAGATGCTGAAGAGTTAAGAGAATCATCAGTACGTAGTATCCGAAACAACAATCCAGGAAATATAAAGAAGACAAATACTCAATGGGAAGGTATGACTCAGGAGCAAGCTGACTCTACGTTTGTATCTTTCGAGAGTCCTGAGATGGGTGTTAGAGCTTTAGCAAGAGTCTTGAATACATACAACACACAATATAACTTAGATGATATATCTGGTATGGTTTCTAGATTTGCACCACCTACAGAGAATGATACTCAGAACTACATTAAGTTTGTATCTGAAAAGTCAGGTATTCCAAGAACTAGAAAGATTACTCTTCAAGATAACCCTGAAGATATGAAGAAAGTAATAGCAGCTATGATTGAAATGGAAGGTGGTTCTGACTCAGTCAAGTACTTTACTCCTAGTATAATAAACGAAGGTGTAAGACTAGCACTAGAATCTACTGCCTCGCAGGATGTTGGTATAGATGAAGACCCACAACAAGCTACCATAGAAAGAATACCTGTGCGCCCTGATGATGAAACTCTTGGAGCAGCTTGGGATATACTATACGGTAACAGTATGAAACCTGAAAACAAACCTTTAAGGGAAAGTAAACGCCCTCAACAAAGACCATAAGGAGTAAGAGATGAGAGCAAGTAATAAAAGAGGAGTATCTAGAATTTCATACTCTTCAATGGTAAAAGGAACTACAAATAAAGCAATAGGACACAACGCAGGGATTAAGTTAAAAACTAAGCCTATGCAGTTTGCTTCTACAGCTAAAAGTAAACAACAGAAGAGTGCTATAAAGAGAGCTGTTTCTAAAAGTTTTACTCCATCTTACATGAAACCAAAACAGAGGCCATAAGATGAGTTTTAGATTAAGTCAAAGGTCAGTGGATAGACTCGAAGGAGTACATCCAGATATGACTGCAGTAGTTGAGAGAGCTATTCAACTGACAGAGGTAGACTTCGGAGTAACTCAAGGGGTTAGAACCTTAGATGAGCAAAAGGCTAACGTAGCTGCAGGAAGATCACAAACCATGAGGTCTAAACACCTACTACAAGATGATGGATTCAGTCATGCTGTAGACGTAGTAGCTTATGTAGGTCCAGACGTGTCATGGGAACTAAATCTTTATGATGATATATGTGACGCATTTAAAAAGGCTGCAGAAGAAGTAGGTTGCAGTATAAAATGGGGAGCAGCTTGGAGTGAAGGTGATATAAGAACCTATCAAGGAACCTCAGAAGATGCTATGATGGCGTATGTAGATTTACGTAGATCACAAGGACGCAGACCCTTCATCGATGCACCTCACTTCGAGTTGATGTAACATGGAAAACTTAAAACTACCAGTAGCTCTTGTAGCTGCAATGGCTATGCAATTAGCAGGTGGTGTTTGGTGGGTGTCTCAGCAAGCTGCAACTATAACCTCTCTAGAAGAAACAGTATCTCAACTAGGTTCTCGTATGGCTATTGAAGACAAAGTAAATCTTAAAAGAGATGCTAAACAAGCATTAGATGAAATAGAAGAACTTTGGGAAGAAACAGAATATCTTTGGGAAGAAGCTAATAGTATGGCTAAACATATGACATCTATTATAGAGTTACAGCAACGAATTGCTATAATAGAAAACACCTTAAACTATGTGAGTCCGTAAATGGAAATGTTAGAACTTATTATTCAGTGGTTAGCCGCACCTCTTGCTTTTGTTGTATGGTTTCTGTTTATGAAGTCAACAAAGAACGAGAGAGACATTGCAGTATTACAAGCACAATATGAATCTAACAGACTAGCCTACGACAGAGAGATGAAAGAGCTAAAAGAAACTGTTAAGGCAATCTTTAACAAACTAGACAGTATAGAACAAGCATTAAGAGATAAGTAATGGACCCAGTAAGTTGTGTTATGATGGCATCAGGTGCTTTCAAAGCATTGAAGGGTGCAATTGGTGCAGGTAAAGACTTGCAGGAAATGACAGGTCAGCTTGCCAATTGGGGTAAAGCTTTCTCTGACTTTACTAATTTAGAGGAAAGAGAAAAGAACCCCCCTTGGTGGAAGCAGACGTTTAAAGGCAGTGACGAAGAGACTGCTCTAGAAATATTTGCTAACAAGAAGAAGATGGAGCAGATGAGGGCTGAGATTAAAGACCACATATCTTGGAACTATGGGCCTAGTGCATGGGAAGAAGTCTTACAGATTGAAGCTAAAATGCGTAGACAAAGAAAAGAAGAACTTTATAGGAAACAGGAGAGAATAGATGCGATTATTAATTTCGGTATTGGTGGTGTTATGTTTATCCTTGGGGGCGGCTTGCTACTATTGGTATTCTACTTCATCGGTAAACAACAAGGCAGATGGTGATGTGGTTCCTAGTGTGGATGCAGTTCCTAGTGGGGACGAATGAGTTCGAGTACTACCAAGTGGGTACTTACGGATCAGAAGAAGCCTGTAAAGAAGAGATGGTAAGAGCAAGAGTAATGGTAACGAATAGCAAGTCAGCGGTACATTGCTTTGAGGTTGATAGAAATAAATAATAAGTTTGTAGTTTACGATAAAAACGGCAAGGTAGTTATAATTACACGTAATAAAAATATTGCGATAAGGTATGCGAGGGGTAATGGCACATACAGTAATTGATGATTGGAAAATTATACCAAGGCTTATGATGTTGGCTGTAACTATACTGACATATCAGGCAGTGCATTGGTTTATGGGCTTACCTGATCCATCTGTTGCACAGAGTGGTCTTGTATCTGTTTGTATGGGTGCTCTGACAGGATGTTTTGGTATATGGATGGGCAAAGAATCTAAAACAACAGTAACTCCAACGAGGGTAATACATGAGGAATCTTATAGTAAGCCTGATTCTAGGTAGCCTACTAGCAGGTTGCATGTTGAATCCTATGAAACTACTTGGAGGTGGGGGTGGTCCTAGTGTCAATGCTAATGTGCAAGCAGGGAAGACAAACTCACAGACAGTAGGTAATTCTACAAACACAGACCAAGAGGTTAGCCTACAGAATCTTGAAGGGAATTTGAATCAAAGTAATGATAAGAATAAAGTAAGTACTGATAGTGTGGAAAACATAAATATAAACGAGATTCCACCTTGGGTATTGATACTTCTAGTGCTAGGTTGGTTAGCACCTAGTCCACAAGAAATGGGACGTGGTTTACTTACTCTTATAGCAACACTAAGGGGGAAGAAAGATGGCAGCGCGGCTTAAGAAGTCAAAGATGAAATGCAATAAGCCTAGAGCTACGCCTAATCATCCTAGTAAATCACACGTAGTAAAGGCTTGTGTCAATGGAAAAGAAACTGTTATCAGGTTTGGTCAGAAAGGTGTCAGAGGAAGCCCTAAAGGTTCAGCTAGGAATAAAGCTTTTCGTGCAAGACATGCTAAGAATATTAAAAAGGGAAAAATGAGTGCAGCATATTGGGCTGCTAAAGTAAAATGGTAAAGGATAATAAAATGAAGACAACTACAATGACTGCAGTTATAGCAATATGGATGTTTTTAATTGGCTACTTAATGCTATCAACTCCAAGCTTCGGGAAAGACTTTTCTGTAGCAGGACAGACTTTATCTATTGGTGCAGAGACTGACCTAAACTATACTACTGGTGTAGAGGAATGGGTATGGGAATTGACACCATCTGCCGGAGTAACTGCATTAGGTATTGGTTTGAGTGTAGCCACAGACATCGATATGTTGACTCTTGACGAGGGTGACATCTTCCAAGGTCTAGACTTCACTGCAGACTACGAAGTATCTAACACTAATATCAATCTATATACAGAAGTTTCAACAGATGCAGACCTAGAGTTTGGTGACGTAACTGTAGGGGCTAGGTTTAGCTTCTGATGTGGTTAGCTGTAGTAATGTTCTGTATGTCACCTACCAATTCAACAACGTGTACTCTGACAGTCAACAATGAAAACTTATACAGAACTAGAGAAGAGTGTCGTATTGAGATGCGTAATATGGTAGATATGTTTATTTCAGGAGGTGTCTTTTCACAAGGTACGTGTGTAGAAATAGGAGTTTCAACATGAAGATAGTAAAATGGTTATGGAGATATTTAAAAAGAATAGGGTGTGCAATCTTAAATAAGAATTGTGGTCCTGACTGTAACTGTAAGGTAGGTTAATATGGCGAGTCCTACACCTACAAAACCTGCTCTGTGGTCTAGAGCCAAGGCAGAAGCTAAAAAGAAGTTCAAGGTCTATCCTTCAGCATACGCAAATGCTTGGGCTGCTAAGTGGTACAAGTCTAAAGGCGGTGGATGGAAAGGCAAGGACAACAGAGTAAAGAAGAAGAAGTGATATGGCTAAAGGCGGTCTAGGTAAATGGTTCAAAGAGGATTGGCGTGATGTCAAGACAGGTAAAAAGTGTGGAAGGTCAGGGAAGAAAGATAAGCGCAGAGGCTACCCTGCGTGTAGACCTAAAGCAGTTGCAGGAAAAATATCAAAGAGCGAAGCCAGAAAGAAAACAGGACCAAAGAGAGTCAAGTGGTCAGTAACCGCCTCTGGTAAGAAAAGAAAAAAGAAATAAAATAAACCCCCTTGGATTTCTCCTTGGGGGTTTTTTCTTACTTGTGTGTATCAGTCCATCTCTTGCGTAGTCTATTGAGATACCAGATAGCTTTGTCTATATCTTCTAAACCATTCTTGTACTCGCAACGCCAGAGATACTTGAGAACATTTGCAGCATGTGGTGCTATACTACCAGACATATTCTCAGTCATAGCTTCGATAGCTTGTATACATTCTATCCCACTATGGTTGTAGTGAATAGGGTTATTAACTCTGTCAACTGATCTTTCAACAGCAAGACACTCACCACATACACCATCATCATCTAGCAATCCATTACACTTATCACAAAACTTCATAAGCTTTCCTCTACGCTGATATATCTACAATCTCACATGTCTCGCCAGTACATGCGAATGTCTGACTAGACTTAGTTGTATCTTCTAACTCGTACTCTGATAACTTAGTCCAATCAATACTCTTAGGCATTGTCTTCATAAGTTCTTTGTAATCATCTTTAGTACACTCTTGGTATGGTGCTTGTTGGTAGATGTGATCGTCATACGGTAAGAAACTTACACCACTCATCTCATCAAAGTGCTCGTATACAAATGAACCTACCTCAAACCATTCATCCTTTCTTACATTAATTGTTACGCTAGGTTTATGCTCGCACCAATGACGTTGATACATCAACCACGTTTCTAGTTGATCGATAGCTGACAAGTCAGATGTTACTACAGCATTGTTTGGTGCTTGTACTGGAAAGCTAAACACTGTAGTCTGGTCTGGTTTGTAAACACACGGCTCACTTGGTATACCTTGATCCTTCATAAACTGAGTGAGAGGGTCTTTGTTGTCACCTCTTACTGTTCGAATATAGTAAGGACTATACCTAGCGTGAATACCAGAAGAAGAGTCAACAAGTTGAGAGACAGTTCCCGATGGTTTGTTGCAACTTATAGCTGTACTACAGTTAATACCAAGACGTTCAGCCCACTCATTGTTAGTAGCTACCGCAACTTCCCGAAGTCTTTCTAGTGTCTTGTCTAATCCTTCATTCTTTGTAGTCATTAATGGGTTGTCCATTACCCCTGTGAGAGACACACCAAGCAGTCGCTCTTCTTCGGTATTTCGCTGCCACACCTTTCGCAGATATGGGAAGTTGGTGTATGTGGATTGGATAGTTCCCAGTATTGTTGCCAAACGGACTTTTCGCTCCAGATCGTCCACAGTATCCGTAGCCCTGACAACAACCTCTGTAAGATTACAGAACTGATACGGCCTAAGGATAATCTCACTACACGGATTAGTTCCGAAGTCGTAGTTAGGATCACGTCTGCCATTCTTCGCAGCTTGATTCTTACTTGCTTGTCTATTGAATACACCCCTCTCTCCACTTCCTGATTCTACTAGAGCCATCCACTCACGCATGAATGAAAGACTATCTGGTTTCTCTACGTATGCTACACTGTTGTTAGCTAAGTATCTATGAGCAGGAAACTCTCCTGACTTAGCGTGTCGCATCTTATCGTCTGATAGGTTAGACAGACTAATCATAGCACTACGTCTAACACCACCTACTACAACCACCTCACCTATCTTACACATGATGTCGTGTGCTTCTATGCTTGATAGCTTACGTCCTTGGGCTTCTTTGAATACATGAACTACGAAGTTAAACAAGTCAACTAAAGGTGCAGGTCCACTAGCTCTGCCACCAAATGTTTCAAGTCTAGCACCTGCAGGTCTTACCCTACTAACATTCCACTTAGGAATCTCACCACTATAAAGGAGAGCAATAACTTGTCGAAGAGCTTTAGCCCACCCTTCCTTACTGTCCTTTACCACAATGGTAGTATCACTCTCGAAGAGTTCTGGTATCTCTGGAAGCTTAGAAACGAACTGCCTCTCGACACTAAACCCAACACCAGTACCACAGAGAAGAATAAACATAGCCTCATCGAAGGACTTAGGATCATCTACGGGTAGGTAACTACAGTTGTACCCTGCAGTGTTGTCTCTGTCCAATGCTGCACCTGCAGTCATAATTGCTCTCATACTTGGCATTACTTCGAGAGATAGTATTGCTTGTTCTATCTCATTACAAATACTAGAATCTACCAACGAACTAACAACGTTAAACATATACCTATCTACTGTCTCTCCCCATGTCTCACGTCTTTGTTCTTCATCCAACCACCTAGCGTAGCGTGATGTGTGAATGAATGCTTGGTAGTCTGTTGGTAGATAATTGCTCATCTTTCGTCACCGTCCCCTTGTATAGTTCCACGTTCTTTACGATCATATAGTTTCTCTAGATTCTTCATAGCTACATCGTGTAGTTCTATGTTTAAATCCTTAGACAACATAGCTGCGTACCACAAGACATCTCCTATCTCAGATGCAATAGCATTTTTATCTAGGTTATTATCTCGTAACATCTTCTTTACTTTGTTAGCCACTTCACCTGCTTCACCTGCTAATCCAAGCGCAGGGTACAGGACTTTATGAGTATGCTTATACATTGCAGTCTTTGACGCTGCACTCTGATATTGAGTAAGGCTCATCATATCTTTGTACGCTTCTTTGTAGTATTCCCAAGATTCACTTATCATATTCTAACTCCTCTTCTAGTATATCAAATGGCATGTCCTTGAAGAAGTAATCCCCCAAGTCTATGTCTCCTCTTTCAATCAACAACCCAAGAACAACGTTCTCTGTTATATCATTCTGTTCTAATAACTGAGCTAGTCCATAGCTTTCTATTAATAAATCTAACTGCCCCTCGTAATCAAACATCCTTCCCCCCATAGAGTTTACGGATGGCGTTTAGTGAAACAAACTCAGGTTCATACACACCGTTCTCTAGTTCACGTTTTACTACAACACCCTTCCACCATTCATTGTTTGACTGTCCTGCCCACGACTCTTCAGCGCCTTTGAAACACCCTGCGACAAGCCCGATAATCGAATTAGGATGTGCAGAATCTTTGAAATACATACTACGTTTATGACTGTGACCACAAGTAGAACTGTGATTCCTGTTTTGTAGTAAGGTGTAAGCATGATGAACACCAGAGATAGGTGTGCCATAATTACCTGCACCAAAGAAATGAGCGTAAGATACGCCATCGTAATCAGCGATACTGGGGGCTGAATTACGGTACTCATGGTACTCATCGAACCATTGCTTTGTTTGAAGATGCCCGAAGGAAATCCCGTACTTTTCTCCCTGAAGTCTTGGATCGTGGGCGATAGCTTTCTTGACTCTATTCTCATGGTTACCCTCGAACCCTATCCAGTATGGACGCTTTCTTTTGTGGTGTCTGAACTTCCAACGTAGTCTCTCCTGTGAATCATTATAGTGGTTGATGTCACGTTCATAACTTTGAGATACTATTGCTTGAGGATACTTTGTATCAAAGCTATTCAAGCTACGCATGTCAGCACCGTCACCTAAGTCTACAACATAGTCTGGTTTCAAGTCGTAGATAAACGCACCTAGCCAATCGAATCTTTCATTGCTTGTTCCAGGATCAGCGTGAGCGCATGTGTAAACTAATACTGTTTTTCTTTTTCTAAGCATCATATAAATCGTTGTTCTCTATGACAACACCCTCTATAGTTGTATTTACTCTATTTGATTCTTCGTAAGCTTCATCGAATGTACTGTATAACATTTCTGTTTCTTCTACCTGTCCATTAAACTCAGATAAGTAGACAACACAAACAGGGTGATCCCCTGTGGTATTATCAATTAGTTCAGGGTACTCAAATGGTTCTCGTATAACTTTATGTAAAGTAAGTTTCATCTCTTTGTTTCCTTTAGCCATGCTTCGGGTATATACCTGTCAGCGTATTTAAAATCATACTTGTTACACCACATACCATACGTTGTCTTACTTCCTTTGTAAAGCTTTGATTTACTATTTGTAAACACAAACCTTATGTCTAGTTCAGGGTACTGGTTACGAACTGCTAGGTGTTTGGCACGATCAGGAGATATAAACCTTCCTTTAGTCTCAATGATTATGCCGTTGTCTAATACAAAGTCAGGAGTGTAGGTCTTGATCTTGGGGTCTATCCATTTGATCTTCATCTCTTCGTATGTAAAACCTATTCTTCTTTTCTTTAAGAACTTTGCAGTGTCTTGTTCTAGTCCTGATCTATAACCTGCCTTTAATGCTCTCTGTCTTATGTTAACCTTCATGGTCTTTTGGCCTTGGTTTTGGTTTAACTATTTCTTTTGAGAAGATTGATGTTGGTTTACAAGACATAATTATCTTCTTACCGTATGTATCTACTAACTCAAAGTACATCTCCTCAAACAATCCTCTATCCATAACAGATTGACATTGTTGTTCGCTTGGAAAGAGTATGCTAGTTGATAACCTCTCACCTTCTACCCAATAGGTAATAACAAGAAACGTCCATACTAAATTAACCATCTATAGAAACCTCTGGAACTTTAGGTTCTGATCTTACATCCACTAAGAACACAGGACCATAACTGTAAATAAACTTTCGTGCTTCAGGCCAACACTTCTTCTTGAACTCACAGTAGCTGCACATCATTGGTAACTTAGAGTTAGGACTTGTCTTGGACTGAGGTACTTTCTGTTGACGCTCTACTGTTAGTTCACCTGATACAAGTTCTTTAGCATCAAGCATCTCCTGTTCTTTAGTCTTTAGTTCCTCAGTGAAGTCATAAACATCAAGACATATGTGCCCATTCTGCTTGTCAATAGCTAGGAAAGCACCTTGCGTTTTGTTAGTAACCTTATCATCATTTTTACCTGCATAGACGTAACTACTTAACTGACTGATGTACCCAAAAGGATCATCATTACGCAACGTACCTTCCTTGAACTTCTTAAAAGCATATGGACTACAAGACTTGACATCAACAGTCATACCATCAATCACCGCATCACGATGTCCTTTGATACCATGCACGTCTAGTCTGTCTTGTTCTCCTCTTACATCATGCCCTGCAGCTATAGCTAGACTCAACGCAAGCTCTTCTATCATATCACCATAAAAGAACTTTAGTAATGCGTTGTACTCTAAAGGTATAGCCTCTTTAGGTGTGTTCACTTTGTACCATAGTTTTCTTTTACATGGTGTTCCTATAGAAGATAGAGACAGGTAGCCTCGTGATTCTTGCGGTTTACTGAATCGCTTGTTAGCTATCAGAGCAATGCTGCGGCCTAGAATAGAACCTTGTGTTCCAGACCACCCACCTTTACCCTTGATAACCTCTTGCATGTCAGCAATCAGTGTATCAATGGTTTTCATTTAGAATCCTACTGCTTCGTTCTCTTTGACATACTCTTCGAGTTCAAGAACTTTGACACCAACTAAACTTGTACGACTGTACTGTTGACCATCACTTCCAGTAAAGGTTGTGATTAAATTAGTACACTCAGCAAGAGTTCCGTTACCGATTACACCCATGTCTTCAGTCCAAACATTACCTTCCTTGTCTGTAACCTTTGGTGCTCCACCTGCTTGTGGAATCTCAGTACCATCCTTCTTGAGAACCTTATGTGGACGTACAAACTTGACTACAATCTCACCATCAATCATGCGATTCTGGTTAGGTTGTTTCTGAGAACCTGCATCCTTGAGAGACTTCATACCCTCTTTGTCTAGGATTTGATTGACAGTGTACGCACCATCAGACTTCTCGTATGCTCCACCGTATCCTGTTAGATCACGGTTCTCTTCGTTGAGTCGAGGCCATTCGATCTGACCTACAGTTTTTACTTCTTTGTATATTGTTTTAGGCATGGTTATCCTTTCCTTTTCTTAGAGCCATACTTATATATTAATATATTATTTTATTCGTGTCAAGTACTAATGTGTATCTTTCCAAGATTTTCCTATAGAAGATTCACCTTCTAGTGGACACATGATTCCTAGATGTAAACCTGCCCACTTAATTGCTTCACGTTGTATCTCTCCTAATCTTTCAGCAACATCTAATGCACCCCTCACTTGTGTTTGCCATTCGTCATGTACCCAAGTACATATCTTGTAGTCTATCTTCTCTCTGTCTGCTATCTCTCTCCACCTTCTTGTTGCGTACTTCATTACCAAAGTCTCACCGTTCTGTAACATACCTGCCAATGTCTTATGTTGGTTAGGTACGAAGACTTTACGTCCATCGTATGCCTTGAAGTATCCACGTTCTGCTATGTCGGGTATTACTACACCCCTCAGTCTAGATAACCCTTCGATACTAGTCGTGAAGTTATGTACTGCTCTGTTAGCCTCTCTTGTATTTGTCTTTAGTATTTGTGCAATCTTTTGCGTACCTGCTCCAAGTAAGAACGCATAGATAAAAGTCTTAGCCATGTCTCTTGTGATATGTTTCAAACCCAATGCCTTGCGATTAAGGTTGTGAATATCCGTATCGTTTTCTTTCTTACCTTCGACAATAGCTTTGACGTACTGCTTACTCTCCATGATGTCAGCAAGTATCCGAAGTTGGATTCCTGCAGCATCCGTACCCACAAGATAACAACCGTCAGGGGTTGTCCATAAATCTCTGAAGTCTCCATCATAATCTTTCTTCACTCTCTCTACTGCACTCTTCGGTTCACCATGAAAGACACTTGGTATATTACCCATGTTAGGATGTCTGTGTGCCATACGTCCTGTCCATGAACCAATGTGTAAAAACTGTCCGTGTATACAACTGTCATTGCTATCTGAGAACGCCTGTATCCACTCAGCAAGTGTGCTTCTTCTTCCCTCCAATGTTAACCATTCAGCTAAAGCTTGAGCACCTTCAGGGGCATCGTCAGGCAGTGTCTTGAGGTTCTCCTCAGATACAGTCCAACCGTAATATCCGTAGTGTTCTAGCTTATCCTTGTTGTCTTCTCGTATAGCTTTGAGGTGTCCTTTAGTTTTCTCTACTGGTTTCCACCCTGCTTCCCATAGTCTCTCTACTCTGTGCTTTGTCGATCCAGGATTGAACTCTACGTAGTCATAGCAATCTAACATATCGTCTTCTATCTTAGTCTCAGGAAACTCTTTGAGTGATTTCTCTACGTTCTTAAACAGACCACCATCTTCTCTGACTCTGTACTTGATAGTCTTTATTAACTCTAGTCTTGGTGGGAATGCTTGGTGTATTCTCTCCTCTAGTTCTTGCAGTCTCTTAGTAATATCTAGGTGTAACTTATTTGCAACATCTATATTAAATTCAAATCCACCCTCGTGCATTTCTTGACATATAATTGCTACATCATGTTCTAATCTCATTGCCTTTGACCATGCTTGAGACATAACATGTGGTGCGAAGTGATTGAATAGTTTCTCTGTTACCTCTACATCTCTATGGCAATAGTCTAACATCTCTTGAGTTAGGCCACCCTGAAAGTCAGTGAAGTTATCTTTAGGGTAGCCTAGTTTTTCTCCCCATGTAGCCAACTTGTGTGATCCAATACCGAAGTCTATTAGCATAGAAACGACTAGCGTATCTACAACCTTAGACATATCGATCACTTTACCTAAGTGTCTGTTGATTACAGGTGCGTCAAAGTTAATGAAGTTATGCCCTACCCATCTCGTTACTTTCTTGGCGTAGTCTTTGAATCTAGTACGCTCTGTTTGATCCTCATGTAAGTTATGAAACTCGTGAGTCTTACCTGTGTCTTTTTCTTTAACACAAATACACCACAACTTATCTGCGTTTAGATCGTTTGTTTCTATGTCTGCGAATACTATCATCAAGTTTTCCTATCCAGTGTGTAACATCGTCAAACGGATTAGCTCCATCTGCCTCTATCCTCTGAGAGTTTAAAGGTTGCTTCGTTGAAGATGAGCTTTCCTGCGAACCCTGTCTTTCCTGCAGGTCTGTTCTTGACGAGTAAGAGCTTTGTCGTGTTCCTTTCATCACGATCCTCCGCCATCTTATCACGTTCTAGTTTTACTACAACAGATGCACGTTTCGCAATGGTTCTGCAATCTCGTACCTGTCCATCATCATTCTCATGGGCGATGGTTACGATACCCACATTAAGTTCTGAGGCTAGTCGAGATAGCTGCACTGATAAACCAGACAACCATTTCTCTACTGTCTCATCACCTTTACGTGAGTAAGCTAAGTCTTGTATAGGTTCAAAGAATACATAGCTTACACCACAAGCTTCCCTAAAGTATCTTATCTTTTCTAAGATGTCCATAGGGTCTTCGTCAACAGCAATCTGAAACTGGTACAGTCTCTCATCTTTGGTTAGATCAATGATCGATTGCTTGACCTCTTCTTTCATGTCGTGTTCTTCTATTAAATCTTTACGTGTCAAGTTCATGTTTAGATCATAAGAAACTAAACCTAACACACTTCTTTTTTCTGTCTCTTCGAGGTGACATATCGCAATGGATATATCCTTGTGCTCAGTCAGTACGTGGTGTTCCAAGTACCGCATGAACTCAGTCTTACCTATACCTTCGGGTGCTTGAAACACAGTGAAGTGTCCTTGCATTAGACCCAAGGCTACATCATCGAAGGACTCAATGCCTGTTGATACATAGATAGCATCGTCTTGTTTCTCGAACAACTCAAGGAACTGTTCGGGTGTGCTGCGAATGTTATCTGGTGTGTACCTCTTCGCATTGTAGAATGCCGCAGCGTAACTTGGTTTAGCATTCCCTTCAAGAAACTCATTAGCATCTTTGTACTTGTCGTGTATAATCTGATAAGTCTTCTTCGGGAAGAGTGCTCCTATCTTGGTAGCCAATGCCCTACCTGCCTCATCGTTATCAACTGACAACACAATCCTGTCGAAGCTATCAATCCACTCCTTTGACTTACCCTGCCAGAGTTTCTGGTTAGGTGTTGCGCTAGGAACAGACACACAAGGATACTTCTTGTCGAGCATTTGGAAAGCAGACATGGCATCTAACTCGCCTTCACATACGACTACAGACCTTGATGAACCTGCATTGAACTTGTCCATGCCGAATAGTTCATCAGTCTTGAAACCTTTGTCTGTCTTGAAGCTCTTCTCCTTTGTGTTGCGTACCTTCCTGAATCCTGATGGATACTTGTACACCTGATTGAAACCAAATGTCTGTACCCCAAAGAACTCCATTACATCTTTTCGTACACCACGATAGGTGACGTAATCACCAAGTCCTTCTATCTCTGTAGTCTTTAGTGTTCTTGTTATCTCTTCCAATGGATACTCATCCTTTGCCCATGACTTCAAGTTCATTCCCTTCATTGGATATGTTCTCTCACAACTATGACAGAAACCTGTCTTCTTCTCAGAATTAAAAGCGAAAGCATCTGAACTGTCACACTCCACATGAGGACATGGTTTGTGTGTTATCTCTTTAAATCTCATCATCTACAATCCCTTATCAGAACATAGGATTCATCAGGCTGAACTTCTCATACCATGATAAACCTTCCAATGCTAACCACATACCCACAGGTACACCTAGTATAAATATTACACACACTAGGAATGCCCACCCTAATCCTTTTGTTGTACAGTATTGCCCACTCATCTACTATTCTCCATCAAAGCTTTCCAAGATTTAGGAAATAGTGTGCTCATGTCCATGCTAATTGAGTTAGCAACTAGGCGTGTCTCTTCTTGTGCGTCCTCTCCTTGTCGGAGCTTGCACATATCGAACCATGCATCAAGACTACCTGACCAATACCATTCTGTCATGGTGCTCTGAGGCAACACCATACGTGCTTGCTCTGGCGCTACACCCTCATCAAGTAACTGAGTATATGTCTTGTTGCACCACGCCTGATGTTTAGCTAACGTACTTATCATCTTGTTTGATATATCTACAAAACCTTCACTACCCTGCTTCTTATCATCTGCACGTCCTCTCCATCGTGATACACTTACAGATGGATCAAAGAAACTAGGTTCATCATCTACATATCTACGGCTAACCTCATTCCATCTTAGGAACTTATGCTTCACTAACTGCCTAGCTACAAACACAGGTGCTTTGACATGGAAGGTAGCAAAGCAATGTCCAAAAGGTGACATGTGTTTGTGTCGTGCAAGATATGATATAAGTATACCGTCACTCACCGTAAGTGTATTGTCACTATCCCACTCGCTCCTCTTGTTGAAGCTAACACGAGCAGCATTGACTACAGTCAAGTCACTACCCATACTATCTATTAAAGTTACATCAATCATCATCTTTCCTTACATAATTATCTATGAAGTGCTTGATACTTTTACTCCGATACCATTTATTTTTACCAAGAACGCTCCATTTACCAGTAAGAAGTGCATAAATAAACTTATCATCTATTAACACAGTTCCTGATCCATGATGTTTCCATTTAACACCACTTAGTATAATCTCTCTTTCCTGTTGCAGTTTATTCAACTCATTCCAAGGGGCTTTTCCATATCGGTCTTTATCATATACCCTTATCTCAGCAAGCCTTACTACCTCCATTTGCTTTTCTATCTCTTTATCTATCCTCTCTAACTCAATCATTGTTCTTACCCTTGAGTCTGTGTTTGAAAAACAGAATCGTATTTATACCAGTGTTGATAGTAACCATGATAAGTATCCACCATTGCCACCATACTAACCCTCCTACTTCTAACATTTACATACTCCATACTTATATATTAATATATTCTAATCAATTTGTAAAGACTACTCTCTATATTTTTCTTTTATGTTGACAATCTTTTTTATTTCATCCTCTTCGTTTATCCTAAATATCCTTTCGAGATCATCTCTTCCAAAGGTACTGTAGGCTGTTTTGTTTATATCATCTTTACAGTCAACACAGTAGTACCTATTCATTCTCTTGTCAGAAAAGGTTGCGTCTGCTCTATTACAACAATAACATCTCATGTCTCTATCCTTTAAGTATATTTGTTTATAGTATTATTATACTTAAAACAATATTACTTTAAGTATAAGATAGGGTATCACAACTAAACTGGTTTGTCAAGCCACCTCCTTTAAATTAAATATAAAAGCTTTCTTTATGTTCTCAAACTCCTCTTTTCTTATGTGCATATTGAATATCTCCAAGTGGTTTCGAGCCTCTCTTATGTTTAGTTTTTTTGTTAAAATCTCGAATGTACCATCATGTTTCTCTGCTATGATCACGTAAGAGTTAGGTAAATCCTGGATTTCCATACCGAATGTAGTTCTGTTGTTCATTGTAGTTTACCTGCTAATGATGCAATTAATAAAATTATAAACGTAATAATCAATAATCTTCCAGTGATAATTGTTTGCTTTGGTGGCATCGGTATTGCAAGAAACAAAGTCAACGCCACCACCCAAAGTAGTAATTCCACTACATCAACTCCTCTCTCTTACACTCTTTGTAGTACTCGTAGTCACCATCTATGTCATACTCAAACCTCAAGTGCGAAGGTATATCTGCGAACCACCATTCATCATCAAAGTCTACCTCGTATCTGGTGTCCTTACCGTTATCGAAAAGACCGATAAAGATGTACGAGTCATTGTAGTATGAGGCTGATAGTCCTACACCTAACCTCTCCATTGCCGCCTCGTATGCAGTGATAGGTGGGCCGTTCTTAGTCTCGAATGTGATATGCAACCACCAATCTCCTTCCTCTAATTCGGGTGGACTACACTCAATACAGTATGCTTCCCGACTTGTACCCCACATTTCTACTGCTTTCTCGTACTCCCATGCTCCGATAGGATTAAGATACTCCAGTAAAGTACCATCATCACAGGCTTTTTCGATAGCTGTTATGACTTCGATACCACCGCTGATAGTTAAGATATTCTGACACACACTAGACATCATCTTCCTCTTTTCTTTGCGTTACATTTGGGAAGGCATGGTATAGCTTCCATCGGGTTTTCCGTAAGGCTCTTTCTGTGGATGC